GTCCTTCGTTTAGCGCAATTGACTTAAATTCGCCTTCTGCGTCAATAAATCCTGATGCTGTTGCGTTAGTAATACCACCACGTCTTGTTCCTGCTGGAGCAAACCATGGAAACGATACTTGATCACTCAGTGCTAATGTTCTAATAATACCATGACTTGGTGGAACAATAACGTTGTTACCTAAGTTATCACTTGTAAACAAGCTCGGATAGAACATACCTAAATATTCATCTCTACTCGGTGCGCCATCATCATTGTCCTCAACTGCTAAAGCAGTATTTGCTCCCCAGTTGTTTAGTGATGTTGCGTCCGATGGTAGTCTGAATGGAGTATCACCAACAACAAATGCTGTTAATCCTCTATCATAATTTAAACTTACCATTTCACCAATTAGTTCTGAATATCCTGGACATGCCATAACGTTAAATAGTCTTGATTCGTCATCACGGATGTCTTCATTACTATTAACCATTGCCTGTAACGCCTGAATAACAACTTTACGCTGTGCTTTACGTCCAAAGCTACCTGCGCCATTAGGTTGATTAGCTGACTCAGTTACCCAACGATGTGGATAGTAAGTAGCCATACTTACGTCATTCATTCTTACGTTTTTAGCTGTTGTATCAATATAGTTACGCTCAAAACGTTTAACATTAAATCCACTACGTCTTAAATTCCATAACAACATACCTTTTGGATATAGTGCTGGATCTGGAGCATCAAAGTCTAAGAAGTCACTTACTAGTAATTCTTTAATTGTTGCACTTGGTGCTACTAAAGATGTTCCGCCCGATGTACCATAACGTACATCAGCAAACAAAATACCATCTTCTGAAGACTGGTCGCCTTCGTCTAATGCTAACCACTTTTGTAAGTCTGCGTTATATTTGTGTACTTGTGGATAATTTTCTAAATCTGCTGTAGAAATCCAAATGTCGCCAGTTACTAGTGGTGTAGTGTCTGACTGTTGCGTTGGCTCTGTAGCACTTACAATCGGTCCTTCTGGATCAGCCGCTGGGTATACGTTAGCATAACCTTTCCATGTTGTTCCATTATGTACTAGCATATCAACTTCATCAACAATTGAACTATACCATAGTCTACCGTCTGCTGTTAATGCTGTTGGAGCATCTGCGCTTGCTGTTTGTGTTAGGATCTTCCAATTTGAAGCATGGAAGTCATAAGTAGCATCGCCTGCTGGAGCTGCATATAAGTTTGCTGTACCAGCTTTTGTTGTATAGTTGTAAGCTGCAAACCCAATACCAGCAAATAAGCTGTTTGTATCTTTAATGCGGATTTCACCACCTGAAGAATGTGTAATTACAACTCTGTTACTTGCGTCTACGCTTGCTACAACATTTTCAAATCCTGCGCTATTAATTGCTTCAGCAATTAAGTCTGCGTCACTTGCCGCACCTGTTGCTGTTACACTTAATGCTTTACCTGTTTGAATTTCAGCTTTTGTTGGATCACTTTCTGCCATTGTGAAACCATATGACTGAGCAGTTAATGAGCTTGCTGTAATTGCCGAAGAAGTAATAACAGTAGTGCCTGATGCATTTCTTGCCATAATTGTAAAGTCTAGTTCTTCGTTTTCTTCTTCGCTCACATGTGCTTGTACATATAATTGTGCTAGTGCTAAGTTAGATCCGCCGCCTGTTTTATCTAAGTTGTAAATTGCTTCCTGATGTGTTTTATACACTGGAGCAGACTTTTCTTCCCAAAGCTGTGTTGTACCGTTGAAAACTTTTACTTTCATCTGTACACCTAAATTAGCGTCTGTAGTTTTGAACCAAACACTTCCTGTAGGTCTTGACTTAGTATCTGCTGTTTTAAATTCAGGTACTTGTGTATGTGGTTTAACTTCTAATGCTGGAGCATAACTAACACCTGCTGTCAAACCTAAGTCTGCTAGTAGTGTACCTGTTGCTCCTGCTGTTAATACAATAGCACCATCATCGTCTGTTGATCCGTCTGTAGTAGATGAACCGTCACTGTAGATGTATAACTTACCATCAACTGCCGCTGCCGTTACACCTGTAATGCCTGCGCCAGTAATATCTGTAGCCATCTGTGCTACAGTTGTACCTGTTGATGCCACTGTTGTTCCGTTAATACCAATTGTTTCTGCTATTGTTAATGTTGGATTTGAAACAGTTGCTTGTACAGTTGGCCAACTTTTGACCCAATCTGCTGATCCAACTTTAACCCAAGTGCCTGCGCTATTTTTGTAGTAAACTTTATTAACAGTTGTTGTTGCTACAATAGCATAGTTGCCTACAGCACCTACTGAACCTTTTGGAGCTCCTGTATTTTGTTCTCCAACAAGATTAACTTTGTTTGTGATAACAAGTGGTATTTTGTTTGTAAATGACTGTCCACCAGTAACAGTCACAGCATTTCCATTCCACTCAAAAATACCATATTTTGTTAAAGCAGTGTCAAACCACCATGTTCCGTTAGCTGGAGTTGCCGCAGGAGCACTTGAACTAGGCTCAATTTCACCTAAGTCAATATCTGCTCTTACTACGAAAGCTCTGTTGCTAACACCTAAATATGAATATGCCGCTTGTAGGCCATATTCGTTTAATTCTCCTCCGTTTACCGGATTGTTGTTTGCGTCTGTTTGGAAAATTGGATCTCCAAATGTGTCTGCTAAATCTCTTTGTGAAGTAATTAAGAAAGGAACTCCTGCGTTCGCTTTCGTTGTACCTCTTGCTGTACCTGTTCCGGATGCGTTTTGTTTATCTTGCTTTGAAGCAACAAAAAGCATTGGAGTGGTACCTGGTTCTGCTGGAGTGTAAAAACTTTCGTCAATTACACTAACCTGTACTCCTGGTGATACTAAAGCCATTTTATTTTTCTCCTGTAGTTCATAATAACAACTGTTAAAAGTATTTATACATTTTCTTCAAAAGAGTATGACAAATACCATTCGAAAAGGTGGCGAAAAGGTGAGGTAAATACAATATGAGACCTTTATGCGATTGCGGCATACGGCCTGCCGCAATAAATTATAAAAAGAACGGTAAAACATATTATCGAAGTGTATGTGAAACGTGTTTACATACTGGTGTTCGTCGTAGCGGAATACCTAAATGGTATCAAGCTGGATACAGACAAAAAGATGTTTGTGAAAAATGTAATTATACAAGTCCGCATAAAGAACAGTTTAATGTATATCATATTGACGGTGACCTAAATAACTGCCGGCCGAACAATCTAAAAACGATATGTGCTAACTGCCAACGTATTCAGCAGAAGCAAGACGCTCGGTGGAAGCAAGGCGACCTTTTACCTGATTTTTAAGATCTTGTATTGTGCCTTCATTATAAATGTTAAAATCAAAGTGTGTATTTGCCCAGCGCCATTCACTAGGGTGAATATCTTGAGGCTCAATACCTAAATCTTGATACTGTCTAAACCATAATGGATCAGGACCTCGTTTAACGCACCATACTTTACCATTCATACCTTTAATAATTTCTGATTCGTTTGAAAACCGCACGTCTGGAATAACAAAACTCTTGCCCGGATTGTCTAGGATTTTTTTCTTTACAAAACTGACCCAAATACCGTCGTAAAACCCATTCCGCATACAATCAGTACCAAAAAGCTGTAAAACAAGACGAGGCGTGATTTCCTTGCCTGTTTCTTTCGTCCAGAATTCATCTGGTTGTTCTCTCCAATATCTACTTTCAGATGTCTCGCCTTCAAGCATCTTGCGATCCCAGTCAAACATTAATCCTACAGCATCTTTTAATTTATCAGCAAAACTAATTTTTTCAAAGCCGTGTTCTTCGACCAAGACATCAGCAACAGTACCTTTACCGCTACCTATTAGCCCACAAATTCCAATAATCATAGTGAATCCTTATAAAGTTACGTATATTATACATAATAATTTATAAAGTGTCAACCGTTATTTTAACCGATTGTGAATCCGTATCCAGTGCCGCCTGGTACAGCCATTTGAACATCCATTTCAAGTTTTTCTAGCTCAGCCTGCGCTTCTGCTTTAAGAGCGTCACCGTTAAGACTTGTGCCGCCTTGTGGTCCAGCAATAGTAGCAAACTTTGAACGTGCTTCACCTAGCATATATTTACTTTTTGCCAAAGCATAATCTTTGATCCATTGTATAGCCATGTAGTCTTCTAATAATTCAAAGTCGGGTCTATAATTGTAAACATAAAGTAGTAATTCTTCTTCTGCTCTTGGACGTTGTAATACTGTAAGTTTTTTATTTGATCTATTCCATTTAAATTCAATAAAAGAACCAAACATACGTCCTACTAATTCTTGATATCCGGCAAATGCGTTATAAGTTGCTAGGCCACCCATATTACTACTTGCTAACAAGTATGTGTTTGTATATGCTAAATTGAATGGTTCAAATAAAGTTCCGCCATCGCCGCCGCCTGTTCTTGAACCAATACTTCTGCGAAAAATTTGGCGTACTTCCATTACTTCTGCCGGCAGTATGTAATCGTTTTGATCAATTACTGTTGGAAGAAAAATATATGATTCTTCAACAGCGTTATCTGAACGCTGTCTAAATTTTGTTAATGCTGTATCAAGTGCGCTTTCATAGTGTTCTGGGTCTAGTTCGACATCAATCATGCCTCCGCCTAGATTTAACTCTATATATTTGTACACTTCTTGTCTTTTTGTCTGAATATTACTGGCCATGTTTGTTCTTCTCCGCTATACTATTTATCATCACATAAATACTATTACTATGCCGAGATTGAGTTTATACAAACCCGAAAAGGGAAAAGATTATTCCTTCCTTGATAAGACTATAACAGAAATGTTTACAGTTGGAGGAACGGATGTCTTCGTTCACAAGTATTTAGGACCTAAAAATCCTGATGATGCTACTGCTACGGCTGATCAGCCACAGTACGATGCTGTCAAAGAAACAAACATACAAGATATGTTGTTTATGGAAAATAGAGATCGAAAATACGATCCAGACATTTATACAATGCGTGGCATTTATAATGTTTCGGACGTAGACTTTGACATGAGTCAATTTGGATTGTTTTTACAAAATGATATTATTTTTATGACAATACCAATTAATTATAGTGTTAAAACACTTGGACGCAAGATTATGTCAGGTGACGTAATTGAATTACCCCATTTAAAAGATGAAAACGCATTAAATGATTTTAGTGTAGCATTAAAGCGTTACTATGTTGTTGAGGACGTAAACAGAGCAAGCGAAGGGTTTTCACCTAGTTGGTATCCACATTTGTATCGTGTAAAAATGAAACAAATTGTTGACTCACAAGAATTTAAAGACATACTTGATTTACCAACTGAAGAAGGTAGTACACAGACATTACGTGATGTGCTTAGTACATATGAATCAGAAATGCAAATTAACAATGCTATTTTACAACAAGCAGAAGCTGACGCACCAAAGTCAGGATATGATACTAGCAGTTTTTATACATTACAAACAGACAACGATGGCAACCCTGAACTTGTAAGAACAGATCAAACTGATATTGATGCTAGTATTGAAAGCGGACAACTTGATGCTAGTAGAGTTAATCAAACTCCAGATCGTAACGGCTATAACGGATATTTATTAGGAGACGGATTAGCACCAAACGGAGAAACATTTGGTAGCGGTATTTCTTTTCCTACAGATAGTGTAAAAGGTGACTATTTTTTACGTGTTGATATGATGCCTAATAGATTATTTAGATATGATAGTAAAAGGTGGGTCAAAATGGAAGACGCTGTGCGCACACCTCTTTCAAATACAGATACTAAACAAACACAAAAAGGTACATTTATCAACAATACTAATACAAATGACATCGGCGGCGATCAGGTTAAAGAGCGTCAAAGTATTTCGCAAGCACTTAGACCAAAGGCAGATAACTAATGCAGCATTTTTATGATGGACAAATTAGAAGATATATTACACAGTTAGTTAGATTGTTTAGCAATTTTTCTTACAAGGATGGCGACGGTAAAATAATTCAAGTTCCTGTTATGTATGGTGATATAACTCGTCAAGTTGGTCATATACTAAGAGACAACTCAGAAAATAAAATACCTAGTGCGCCTCGCATGGCAGTTTATATTACTGGATTAGAACAAGATAGAACACGTACATCAGACAGTTCATTTACAAGTAAAGTACATATTAGAGAACGTGCTTATGACGAGGATAATAACGAGTATCTAAATACACAAGGTAAAAACTATACTGTAGAACGTATTATGCCTAGTCCTTACACCCTGGCAGTTAATGTTGATATGTGGACAACAAATACAGATCAAAAACTTCAAATTATGGAGCAACTATTAATGTTGTTTAATCCAAGTTTAGAAATTCAAACCACAGATAATTACATTGACTGGAGTAGTTTAACAACAGTTGAACTTACTAATATTAGTTTTAGTAATAGAACAATTCCAATTGGAACAGAGTCAGATATTGATGTAGCACAATTAGGATTTACAACACCAATTTACTTAAACATGCCTGCTAAAGTTAAAAAGCTAGGAATTATTACAAATGTAGTAATGAGTATATTTGACGAAAGTAGAGGAACAATTAATTTAGGTGAATCAACTCCTGAGCTAACAGCGTACAGTGGCACTGTAATCCCTACTACAGATTTGGAAAAAGGCGGATTAAATCTTAATATGGTTGTTCGAGGTTACGAAAATTATGATTTAAATGTTCTTAACAATGTTGGACAATTAATTCATAAAGGTCAGGTTGGCACAGTATCTTGGATTGACTTTTTTGAAGATAGACCACAAGATTATATAGCAGGTTTAAGTCAGCTTCAACTAAAACGTACTGTTCTTTCAGGAGAATCATCAGCCGGTAGTGTTAATGGAACTATTACTATTAATCCTTTAGACGAATCACAAATTATTATTGATTGGGACGAAGATACAATTCCTACGAATACTAATTTAAATAGTCCAGCAGGAAGAGGAAATGAAGGCAGTGTAGATTTTATTATTGATCCTAAAAAGTATAATCCAACAAATGACAAAGCGGCAGGACTACGTTTATTACTATTAGACTCAATAGGTGACACTGAAAACCAGGATGGTCCAGACGCATGGAAGGGATCGAGTAATATTGATTTCTTTGCTAGTGAAAACGACATTATCGAATGGGACGGAGCTGATTGGAATGTAGTATTCGATGCTAGTAAATATACCGATGAGAAAACAGTATATGTTACTAATTTAAACACCGGTGTACAGTATAAATGGACTGGTAAAGAATGGATACTTTCATTCGAGGGTGAATACCGAAAAGGGTCTTGGCGTATCACTTCATAGCATAACTAATTGCATGAACCAAGAGATAATTTGTAGTGGTGCTCTCTTTTACTCCTTAAAAACTAAACGGTTTTTATTGTTACATAGAGCACAAAGTAAACAAAAAAATGTATGGGGCTTAGTAGGCGGTACTAACGGTAAAAATGAGTTGCCGTGGCCGGCATTGAAGCGAGAAATTGAAGAAGAAATAGGATTTCTTCCGTCAATTGTTAAAACTATTCCTTTAGAAACTTTTATTAGTACAGACGAAAAATTTAGTTTCCATACATACTTAGTTGTTGTTAATGATGAATTCCTTCCAATATTAAATAACGAACATGACGGTTATTCGTGGGTAACTTTTGGTAAATGGCCTAAACCTTTACATGTAGGACTACGTAATACTTTACAAAGTAAGACAAATCAAACTAAACTAAAAACAGTTTTTGAACTAATAGGATACTTAGAAAATGAGAACAATTAAAAACATTACTATCGTTGGTGGTGGATCTGCGGCCTGGCTAGCGGCATCATATTTAATGAATAATAAGTGGGATTTACAGTTGACAGTTATTGATAAAGAAGTTGGAAATCCAATTGGAGTTGGAGAAGCAACTGTACTTACATTTCCACAGTTTTTAAGAGATTGCGGATTATCTTTAACTGAATGGTTTTCGGAAATTGATACAACATACAAAGCAGGCATTGATTTTCCTGGTTGGAGAAATCCTGAAGGTAGTGTATGGCATCCATTCTATTTAAATAGAAGTTACTTTGACAAAGCGTGTACTCAATACGATGTGTGGGCGCAAAAACAAGATATGGATTTTAAAACTGCTGGACTTCCTACATACGATGTTAGTCAAGCAAGTAAGGTAGATATGTGGGGATCATTTGAAACTCTAGCATATCACATTGACGCAGGTAAACTTGTAACACAATTACAAAAACATTGTCACGGTAAGGTACAAGTAATTAAAAGTGATGTAGTTGGTATTAACAAAGATATTGATGGTAATATTATTAGTCTTGAACTTAAAAATGGACATATACACGAATCAGACTTCTTTGTTGATTGTACAGGATTTGCGTCAGTACTTAAAGAATCTAAACGTGTTGAACTATTAGGCGAAGGAAGATTATTTACAAACTGTGCTGTAGCAGGACATGTACCATACAAAGATAAAGAAAAAGAGTGTGTACCATATGTGAGTTGTCCTGCTGTTGATCACGGTTGGATTTGGAAAATTCCTACACAATCACGCTTTGGTAGTGGTATGGTGTTTAACAAAGATATTACAGATATTGACACAGCAAAACAATATTTTTGTGATCATTGGGATGGTAGAATTAAACCCGAGGAATTAAAAGTAATTGACTGGGTTCCTTATTATAGTGAAAATTTCTGGGAGAATAATGTTGTTTCAATCGGACTAAGTGGCGGCTTTATTG